TGGAATTAATATTGTAATCCATCTGTCAGTTGTTCCTTTTTTGTAAATTTCAAATACTCGTTTCATATTGTTTGTTTTGGTTTAGAAATCAAAGATAGGGTAAAACCTTATAACTTTATCAAACAAGTCAATTATTTTAAATAAATGTGATGAACGGCAAATAATAAGGATAAATGGTATATAAGTCAAAAAGTAAAGTAATTGACTTACTTTATTGGGATATGTGTCAAGTTACAGGTTTACTTTGTCACAATTTTTGAAATATTTGTGACATAAAAAACCCCGAAATAAGAATAAATCGGGGTCTAAACCTAAGTTCTCCAATATGAAAGCCAAAGATATATAAAAAACCCCACCTTTTTAGGGGTGAGGAACTATGAACGAACAACTATTTAGAACCATCTTGTAATGGTGTATCGTTAGAATTATCAACTCTCCTGTAACCTTCTTTCCAGAGAATCTTACATAAAGTTACACTTTTCTCAATAATCGTTTCTTCGTCATCCAATGGGTTAAGTATATGTAAGCACTCGTGTAACAGGATTTCAAGCTGCTTCTTGCCCTTTAGCCGTGAGTCAATATAAACTATACCATCACTTTCGGCAATGCCGTGCGCTTGTTCCCTACCAAGTTTGCGATATATGATTTTAATCTTCATCTTTCATTAAAGCTAAATCTGGTCTGTCTATTTCTTTAAATATAAGTTTCTCACCACCTCTTATTTTGCCTAAAGTGTTTTTAATCTCTTGCTCTAAGTTATGCAGTTCAATTAGTTTGGCAACCAGCCATTGTTCTTGTTGTATTGATGTCAATTTTGCAAAGTTTTTTGGGTATCTCATAATTATTTATATTTCCTTCTTGATGTCTTTGATGAATTTTCAGACATAGTTAAAAATTGAATATTTCCTAATGTATATCCAAATTTAGTATCTATTCTATCAATACTTGGACATAATCTTCTTTCATACAAAGCATTTTCCCATTCTTTAAACAACCTATGAAATTCGCTATTATTTAAAGCAAAATCATAAAATTCATCTTTAGGCAATATTTCTAAACCGACGTATAAATGAATACACCCTTTTTGTATTCCTACAACCCTACTTTTCATATTCCTATACATCCTAACCAAAAAACCTTTTTTAGTCTTTTCATACCTTCTTGTCCATAGATTAGAATTATTTAATCTATTAATCCTCATTATTTCTTTTCTACATTCCTTGCATATTGCACTATGCTTGTAAAAATTAGTTAAATCCTTTTCAATGGTGCATTTACTACATAATTTCATAAGATATTTTCTTACAAAGATACGTGGTTAAACACGATTACTTATCAGTCTTTGAATGAAATTTATTACAAGTTTTGCACTTATATTGTATCCTTGTCAAACCAGTAGCCGTTACAACCTTATTATTCTTAATTAAATCATCCGAACCGCACTCTGGACAACTACCTCTATCCTCTCCAAATATTACCCCATAATGAGTTTTAGGCTCTATGTGATTTGAAAGCATTTTAAATACCTTTTCTAACAAAACCACATCTTTTTTACAATACTTAATCATAGCTTCCATTGCAGATTTGTCTTTATGCAATAGAATATTTTTCCAAAGACTATATTCTGTTTTAATCTTTTGTCCTATGCCTAAGAAATCAGCTATATAGTTTAGCCTGTTAGAATTAAACCTAAACTTTTGCCTTGCAACCTTTAATGTATCAATTGTTGTGTATTTTGGGAACATTTCTATTTTATGAAACAAGCATCTTGTTCTAATCCAAGCTAAATCAAACTTATCTCCATTATGCCCTACTAATTCATTAGCTACGTTTGCAACCTCAATAAATTGCTCAAGCATCCTTTTATCATTTTGCTTTGCATCCCATTGTAAAGCATATACCTCCTTATCATCTTCCCATTTATAACAAATACAAATAATTGCCCTTTCTTGTATTATGTTTGAATAGTCGATGTTTTTCTTATACCCAGCTTCCCAAAATAAACCGATGTTTGGACTTGTTTCAATGTCAAAGAATAATCTTCTCCTTTTTGTTTTTGTTGTTGCCATAGTTTTGGTTTTATGCGATACTGTTTAGAATCAAATCTGCTTCTTCTTCTCGCCTCTTTACAAGCCCATCCATTGAAATATTTTCCCAAAGTCTTTTAGACCTTTCTATTTGGTCAGCAATGCCTTCGTAGTCTTTTTTTGCGACAAGATTAACTATTGCCCTCATTTCTTTTCGCCTATCGCCATCTAACTTGTTTCCCCTGTTATAAATCATTGAAACCAATGCACCTCTTGTGTCCTCGTTTAAGGTATCTAACTCTGGATAAATTGCTTTAGTCAAAGCATAGTATTTAGGTAGCGACTTATTAACGAATACATCATAAGCAAAATTGTATGGAATCCTAACTTGTAGTATTTCGCCACGCATCATTGATTTAACCGCTTCGCCTTTTATCCCTACCACTTTTCTTAACGCATTAAGATAATTTAAATTTAAGCCTTGCCAATCGCTAAAGAACTGCTTTTCGGTTACATAACCAACATCGTAGCCAAGCCCAATCGTACATCCGCTATCACCTCCTGCCCATATAGGCTTTTGGTATCTTTTTTCATACACGGCTCTGCCACCTACCTCGTGCTTAATTATCATTTCAATTGCCTTCTTGGAAATCATAACACTTGATTTATAAAGTAAACTAATCCAATTACCCACAATACAAAACCAATTGCAAATGCTCTTTTTTCGTTGTTTTCCATTATTTACTGAATTTATCAATAGTTGTTAAACCTGCAAATGCCATACTCATATAAAAAACTAAATCGCCTAAATGGTCATTTTTAGTAATTACAAAAGTTACATAAAGACAAATAGCACCAATAAAAGCTAAAATCCTTTTATGGCTCATAGCACCAACTTCATCACTAAACATTGAAATAATAAACTTTTTCATATTAAAACTTTTTATAGTATCCAAAAGAATATCCGTTCATTGTTGCCGTTGCCGTATATAAGGTGTTTTTAGCCGTTTTAAGGGCAATTGAACCTCCTATACCAATTTGTCCGTTTGAGTGCTTTAAATCGCCTATAAATCCCAAATAAAGCTGGTTCTTTGACTTTGGCTCTATTAATTTGGTAATTGTTATGGTCGGAAAGTTAAAATTGGCACTAAAACCTCTGCCTTGTATTTTGTTTTGACTGATTGTGTCTTGTATGTATGCGTATCCAATAGAATCTATGCGCATAGTATCGGAATAAACCTTTACTTGGTTATAATCCTTTACAATTGTAATTGTGTCCTTGATTGTATCTATTAGGTAAATAGTGTCTAAAATGACAAAAGGGATTGAATTTCCCTTTATAAACTTAGTAAAAGTTTTCTGTTGGTAAACTGTGTCGCTTACAATTACAGGTTCACTTTTAGTGTATCGTGCCTCACTTGCGATAAAAAAGATTAGAACCGCCGTTAATAGAACGATTACTATATCTTTCATTACTTGAATCTTTTGGTAGCCTTAATGTAATATCTTGCTGCTAAAATACCAGAAACAATAGCAATCAAACTCGCTATAAGTGAAACTATCGGCTGCACATTTGCAACACTAATAAATGCGGATGTTCCGCTAACAATAGTTAATAAGTCCGATTGATTGCTATTATGTACCATTACGCTTCAGTTGTTTCTTGTGGTGGATTTTGCTCTGCATTTAACTTACCCAAGAACTGCAATAATGGTAAACCATAAGCAGTTGGGATAGTGTTGATAAACGCTTCTAATTCCTTGATTTGTTCTTGATTAATTGTTATCATAGTTTTTATTTTATATACAAATATAGTTAAATATTCAATTAAATTGATTCTTCAATAGCTTCTTCAACAATTGGTTCTAGAGTAGGCTCAGGCTGTGGAGGTACTGGAGGTACATAATCACCTATGATTGTTAGTTTAAGTTTAGCAGCTAACCAATCCCAAGCATAAGCATTAGCATCAGAAGCACTATTGTAACTAACATAATCAGCACCATTCATATCAACAGTTCCATTTACTAAAGGAGATATATTAATGTCTACTTGTTCAAATAATTGATAGTAAAAAGTTGCATTGTCTACAAGATTATCTGAATTAACTTGAGAATATAACACAGTTGCTTGTTTTGATTCTCCATTTATCCATATGGTTAGTGGATTAATTGTTTTCATTTTATATTTTTTTATTGTAATTGATAAGACTTTACGTTTCCATCTTGTTGTATTAATGCAGTTGCACCTACCGCTATTGTTATACTTGAAACAGCTGTTGCGGAATTATTTATAATATTAGTACCACTAAAAGCATTTAAAGTAAGTACACCCGTACCTGCATTTTTAATCCAAAACATTTGATTTGTTCCGCTTGGATTAGGTAATGTCCAAGTTGCAGTACCTGAACCATTGTAAATCCAAGTAGTTGTAGCAGTTGTTATTGTTAATGTTGTACTTGTACTTGCAGTTGCATTAGGACTAAATCCAAGTGTATATAATGTTCCATTAGTATTTAAACTAAATAATGAATTATCACCTGCGCCATTAACATTTAATCTTGATGTTGTATTTATAACACCAGCCGATGTGATTCTCATTCGTTCAACAGGTGCTGCATCATTAGAGGTAAAGAATCTTAAATCAGCATTATTAACTGTCGTTGTATTAACTGAACTAATCTTTGCACATCTATCATCATTACCTGTATTAGGATAAAATTCAATAGCTACTCCTGTATCAGCAACATTAGAACTATTGTTATATAAAGAAAGTGCTCTTGTAGTTGCTCCTGCACTTATTCTGCCAACATTTAATTGTGCTAAAAAACTATTTACTGTTCCTATTCCAACTAATCCCGCACTTGTGATTCTCATTCGTTCGTTTCCACCACTTGTATAAAATGCTATTGCATTAGCAGACCTAATGCCAAAATCTGTTGCAGTTCCACCACTATTTGCAAATTGTAAAGTTGCTCCTATATAAGCAAAGTTTGTTCCTGAATTAGAAAATCCTGCGTACCAACCATTGGCATCATTGCTATTAAATGTAGCAGTACCATTATTAGCTAATGTTAATAAATTTTGTGCAGAATTATTTCTAAACCTCATTAAACCTGTCCCACTTGTTTGTAAAATTGTAAAATCTCCATCTGCTAATAAAACATTGTTGCCAAGAAATTGTACCCAAGCTTCTGTGTTAATATTAAAAGTGTTTCCTATCGTCAAACTACTTGAGAATGTAGCAGCACCGCTTGATGCTATTGTAAGTCTTGGATTTGCTCCTGTATATAAAACTAATGAACCTCCTGTTTGGTAAATTTGTGTATTAAAATTTGCAGCACTATTAAAAACAATTGATGCTGTTCCTGATGATAAAAATAAATCCGAACCAATTGTAAAATTACCACTAAACCTTCCTGTACCATTAACATCTAACTTGTAGCCTGCGTTGGTAAAAGTACCTCCTGATTGTAAAAGTAAATTACCATCAGTAAATATACGCATACGTTCCACACTATTAGTGTAAAATGTCATTGGAATATTTGCTGCACCTCTAATCCAAAATTGGTCATCAAGAGTTCCATTTCCTATAATAGTACCAATTAAAGCAAGAGTTGTTGCATCATTTGAAAACAATAAATCAGTTTGTCTATTACCCGTTGTGTTTGTTCTGTTAATTACAATTCTTGCTATATCAGTATTAGAAACTTGTAATTGTTCTGCAAAATTTGTACCTGCCGTTATAGTATTTATTCCTACACTTGAACCATTGTTAAATATAATACTATTCCCTATTGTACTTGCACCTGTAAACTTAGGTAGGTAGTTTGTTGTACCTGTTCCTGTTACAGGATTAGTTAAAGCGTTCTGCTTGTTGTTAAACGTAGTCCAATCTGTACTTGATAGTAAACCATTTTGTGAACCACTTGCAGTTGCAATAGCTAAAGTAATCGTACCACTTGTAGTGATAGGAGTTGAACCAATAGTTACTCCACTTGTTGCAGAAGATAATCCTACGCTTGTAACTGTTCCTACACTATAAGACCTATTCGCACTTAAATCAAATGAAGTTCCGTTAATAGTTATAGTTCTACTTGTTGGAACATACCCACTTAAATCTGGTGCATAGTTAGGAACGTTTAAAACTCCTGTTGTTGAGTTATAAGTTGCTGCACCGCTTGTACCTGTTGTAGTCAAACTAATCGCTGCTCTTGCTAAAGCATCCGTATATTGTGTTATTGTAGAACTAATAGCACCTGTTGTGTTATTATAACTAATCCCTGCTCCTGCACTTAAACTTGTTAAAGTAATAAAGTTAGAACCATTTGTGATTTGGTTATTATTGGTAGGTATTGTGATTACCCCTGTTGTGCTATTGTAAGCACCACTACCAGCAGAAAAACTTAAAGCAGCTCTTGACCTTGCATCCGTAAAGTAAAGGTTTGTATTTTCAGTTACTTGACTTGTATTGTAATCGCCACTTGTAGCTACAACCGCACCTGTTCTACCAAATACACTTGTAACAGGGTATGAAATATCACTTGTTAAAGCTAATGTTCCACTTGCAGCAGGGAATGTGTAATCATAACTTGATGCTGCTTGAAATTGTAATTTTGATGTATTAGAATTATCTGCTATTACTAAATTATTATTACCTAATGATGTGTAAATATTAGAAAAACTACTACCTGAAACTGAAGGTGTATTACCCTTTGTTAAAGCTGCACCAAAATTTACAATAATTGGAGCGCTTAATGCACTATTAAAAGATACTGAACCACTAAAAGTCTTTGCAGCCGTTATTGTTTGAGTAGTATCTAAAGTAACATAATTACCAGCAGCTTGTTTATTATTAAACGTACTCCAATCAGTTGAACTTAACTTACCTGTATTTGTAGCCGAAGCAACAGGTAGGTTAAAAGTATGTGTCGCTACGCTTGAAGATATCCCAAAGTCCGTTCCACTTGTTCCTGTCGCAAAGAATTGGTTTTGTCTTGTAAGGTTATTTAAAGAGATTAATCCTTTTGAGAAAGTAGTAACCACTTGACACAAATGATTGTTCTCGGTATGTAAAGTAACTGTTCTACCATCTACGTTTACATATATTCTAATCGCTATTCTATCTGTTACAGTCAATACGCTTTGAGCAACTGGTATAGCAAAGTAGTAAGGTTTAATTACAGTTCCTTCAGTAATGTACTCTGGAACTCCAACGCTTGTGCCTAATAAGGTAAAAGTTGTGCCATCATATTTGTAAACCTCTGCATAAGTAAAAGGGTCTCCTGTGTTATTATTTACACTAAAATAGAACTCACAATTAAAGTTACCAGCAGGTACTTCTAATAAAGCAGGGTCATTAGCATCGGTTAAGTAACTCGCTACATATCCATTAGCCGAAATAGCAATATCAGTTCCAGCACCAGCAATTGGTGTTTTGCCTAATTGTCTATAAGCAACCCCTCCTATTGTACCTTGACTTACACTTGAATTTAGATAATAAGAAACTGAACTACCTCCACCTGTTGATGTTGGAAAGTCAGCTAACGTACCATCACCTCTCACATATTGTGAAGCAGCACCATCTAAAGCGGTTATTACCCCACTATTAGCCACTACTGGACCTTGTATATCCCTAATCTTTGCTTCGCCTGTAACTTGTAATTGACTCATAATATTTTATTGAAATAATCCACGAATATACTCCCCAGCTTCTAAAGGTCTACCAAAAGTAAGAACCCCAGTTGAACTTATAAACTTAACATCATCACCTGTTGGAGTTCCTGTTGTTAAAATGTTTTGCGCATCCACACCACCTCTTGAAACGTACAAACAAGCATAACCGATTGTATCAGCAAAAGTAATTGATGTTTCGCCACCACTTGCCGTGTAACCTTTTGTCTTAACAGGATTTGAACCTACTATAATCACACCGCTTGGGTCAACCTCCGTTCCTGTTGTATTGTATGCACCTGTACCTTGTAAGCTAATATTGTAAGTAGCCACATCCTTTTGTGGTGCGTTTATTGCTAAACTTGATATATTACAAGTTCCGTTAATAATTGTCAAACCATCAACTCCATTATCCACTACAAACTTAATCTCTATTGGTTCTCTTGCCAACTGCTTTTCTAACATAAACAAATATGAAAATCCAGTCAAAGTAATCAACCCATCACAAGTTACATTCCAAGTAGCC